ACATGAGAAGAAAATAAAACAACTTTTCCAAAGTTAGATTTAGACATTGTTATCTCCAGTGGCGATCTTTACCGGCATCTTATAAGCCGCTATGCCGTATCTTTTCCATACCAAGAGCGATATTTATCCAAGTAATTATTAAATTCTACAATAAAAATATGAGACATATCTTCATCACTTAAAATCTTTTGTAAAACCTCAAGGTTTACTGAAACATTCAAATTACCTTCTAAATGTTGCTTAGCGACCCTTTGAGCTTCATCTATAACTTGTTGAGATAACATAAAATTCCCCAGTTCGCACCCATTCGGGATGCTCTATTTCTACTGGTAGTAATCATACGGGAGCTTGTAATCAGAGGGAAGAAGTTTCAGAATTTTGATTTCGCGAATCACTCGTAGACACTCGTTCTGCTTTTAAGCGATTAAGAATCCGAGTATGAAAAGCAATATAAGAATCAATTCTCTTAAATTTTTTTTGAATAAGTATTTGTTCGCATCTTTGCTTAGAAACATAAGTACCATTAATGGAACGATATAAATAACCTTCTTCGGTTTTTATACGATTAGGAAAATTAATATTTCTTGAGATTTTCTTATAAATTCGATATATAAATGAAGCAAAGAAAAGACCAACAGAACAAGCAAAAAAAGTAATAAAAAGAAAAAGCTGATTAATAGCATTTAAATCGGTAGGTGTTAAATAATTCATATAGAAACCTCATTTTGCGGAGTTTGTTGTTGTATTTGTGGTTGAACTTGTTGTTGATTTTGTTGAACTGACTGAACTTCTTGTTGAGTTTGTTTCCGTGCAAAATAATCAAAAGGTCTATAACCATCTAACCATCTTTGGCAGTCATTAGAGGATATTTGAGGCATATAGTTCCCCTGCTGATCAATAGCCATTAAACGACCAGTAGAAAGCTTAACAACACCGGACATCCTAGGGAAATCAGTTGGCTGTACTTGAGGTTGATAATCGAAATCATAAGGCTTGTTTGGATTATATGAAACGGTTTGAACAACTTGACCAGAAGAAGTAACAGAAGAACCATTTTTAGAAAGATCATCAAACCATTTTATACATTCAGGTTTTTCTATATTGACACCCTTTCGACATTCAACGCTGAGATCGGGAGCTACACCAGATGAAGAAATGGAAGCGGATGCAGCTTGTGAACCAACTAAAGGTTGTTCAGCCTGTTTTTTACCACTAGCAATATCTGCATTTTCTTTAATTTTAGAAGCTGATAGATAAGGGTTATCAGAACCGAATACCATAAAACCAATTAATGCTAAAACAGCAAACAGAAAGCCACCTAACTTAAAGTAGATAGGAGGAATTTTAAGTTTATGAGTATCAAGCGTTGTAGATTTATATTTCTCAAAAATCTTTGAATCAGGTTTAAATTTTTCGTGTGATTCAGCCTTGTTCTTTGCTCCAGTAGAATCAGGCATTGTAATAGCATAACGCCACAGGAAAACATCAGCAAAGGCACGACCATAAGCACGATGAAGATGATAATGAGAGCCGACAAGGCTTAAAACATGATTATGTAAAAAGCTAGGACTTTGTGTGACTAAAATAATGTCATGGCCAGTATGACGATGGACCTCAAGAGCTTTAACACGCTCATCACTGGAGAGCTTTTCACGACCTTTATATTGTAAAAAATCAAATTGCTGTGCTTCATCATAAATGACAACAGAACCGTCAGGAGTATCACGCCAATCATTGTTTTCAGGTAAAGGCTTTGCACCTTCATAGTCAAACTGATCAATATTAGTATAAACAGGACGACCTTCTTTTAAATATTTAATTGCCATCGTTGCAGCTTTAGCAGATTTAAAAGAGCCTGGCTTTGCAGTAATTAGAATTAGCATTTTTAATATTCCTTGAGCGCGCTCGCCCCACGCTACACGTAGCGAGGTGCAACGCGGTGCGCGGTAGCGCGCGCGCTATGTAACCTTTGTAAATGATAAATTTGCAGCTAACAAAGTAGCCCTAGCGACTAATGCACCGATAATGATAGAAATTGCATGATCCAAACCCGAGATACTAAGTAAACCTAAATAAGTAGGATTTATTGAAGATGAAGCGGAAATGGCTTTATTAATATAAGTAGACAAAATAATATTAATGACAGCACCAGAAGCAATTGTAACTCCAGCACCCATCAAAACTTTTTTAGAAAAATTTGAAAGTATCCAACTAGATAAACCGAATAACATAGCTTTCATGTTCTAAGCCCCAAAACAATAAAGGCAGCACCAATATAAGCAGATGCAATAATTGCAGGCTTAATTACACCTAATAATTGACACCAGGGAGACCAAGAAAAAGTGATAGTTGAAGAAACGCCTTGTAGATTAATTGGTATTTGAACATCAGCAGGACATTGAGAATTCCATTTAATGGCATCTTCTTTAAGATCAGGAATAGGAAGATCAATAATTTCAGGTTGTTCATTTTCAGGAAGATCAGAATCTTCTTTTGACCAGTCAAACCAGTCTTCTACTTTTTGCCAAAAGGTTTTTTCAGCTTCACGATGGTCTTTAGTTAAATCAGAATCTTCGTTGTACTTTTTGTACCATTCGCAGACAGTGACAGCCCAAGAACAAAATTCAGGTAGTGTAAATTCAGTACCAAGAGAAGGCTTTTCAGGATTATAAACATCAGGTTCACCATCACCATCAGTATCTTCATTAGGCTTTTCTTTTGTATCACCAGTTGGTTTTTGTTTAGGAATTGGGGGAGCATTCTCCAAAGCCTTATCAGCAGCATCAGGTGCAGGACTAGGACGAGAAACAGGGTTATTAGGATTATAAATATCAGGTAAGATTTGAGGTGCAGAAGGTGAATCTATAATCGCATTGCCGAGTTCATTGTCCGAAACAGGGTTAGAAGTAGGTTCAGGAGCAAAAGGATCATAATTAGGATTGACAATACGTTTTATAATTATTGGAGCTACCCAATTTGGATAATATTCATATTTAGGATCGTATTGAACATCACCAGAAGGTAACAATTCAGAACCTCTTAAGCCGGTAATTGGTCCCCAAGCATTATGATTACCGTTATTCCACCATTCGACATATTGATCATAAACGGATCTAGAGGTTGAACCAGTAATAGGTACATCCCTCGGAGTTATAGAATAATAATATTGACTACTAGGTGGAATTGTTGTTTCTGATTCATCTTGACGTTTAACTACAGCACCATTTTCAATAACCCATCCGGCACCCTCAACAACAGCAATTATTGCAGCAGAAGCTAAACCGCCTTTAATCATTGCAGCAGCAGTGGAACCAACAACAGAAGCTACAACAGGCACTTTTACTTTATATTTATTATCATTTGCCGATGGACCGAGATTTTTTTCAGCTTGGATTTTTATATTCTTAGCGACATTGTCATAAGAAATTTCTTCAATAGTCCACTTTTCAGCAGCACCAGCAAAAGCAAAAAAAGGGCTATAAATAAGAGTAAAGGATATTAATAATTTTATAAGCGTTTTCATTTTACTAGCACCGTTGTAGCAATAATTAAAACAATGACAATTAACCAGTTAAAAATTGATACTTCCATAATCGCCCCCAAGTGCCAGATATAGAAAAGGAGCCGAAGCCCCTTTTACTTCGATTACTTTGCAGCAGCTCGAAGATTACGCCAAATAGCAATACCAGCAGTAAATCCAAGCCAAGCCACACCAATAGTTGCAGCAGCAGTAACGGCAAGACCCAAGTTTGTGATAATTGCAGATGTATCGTATTCAGCACGAGCCATACCAGTAGCGGTTGCAACAGTTGCAACAACAGCACCACGGTTTAAGAAAGTTTGAAAACGAGATTGTTTTTGTACTGGAGGTACAGTTTGAACTTCATTTTTAGTCATGAGATTTATCCCCTATTTGACCAAGTTTATTAAACACAGCAGCAGTAATAATAATTAAGCTGAATGCCAATCCTATTTGAGCTGCTTGTGCAGTTGTTATGCCGAACATGTCATTAATAGTGACTTGTTCAACCCATGAAACACACGTTTGAATGCCGTTAATTATTTGAAGCTCATTGCAAACGTATGCCATTCTTTAAAATCCTTAAGCTGATTTTGCTTGAGGCTGAGTTTCTGGAATCAGGTCAACAAGAATCGTTTTAGATTCACGACCATTTGAAACAATCTGCATGATTGCCTTAGCCTTAAATGGGTGAGGAATTTTTTCAATGCGATCATAATTTTCAGAAGTACCCCACGTATATTCAGAGGTAACTTGACCAGATGAACGTTCACCAGCTTGCATCTCAGTGTCGATATAAACTTTGGTAGAGTTATAAACAGTACCGTTATATTCACCTTTAGAAGGCTTTGAACCACGTACTACAACATCAGATGTAAATTGCATTTTGATTTTCCTTGTATGGATTAGAAGTTAAATGAGGAACCCCCACGAATAGCGGAAGATCATCAGATGTATTAGAAATTGGCTGTTTAATGCGAATAGATTGCATGACAGCTTTATGTGAAAACTCTAGACGTTTTGGTACTTCATCCTTATCAGATGAAAGCATTTGAACCAGTTCAGATGGCTCGATAATTTTTGCGTATTGGCGAATATATTTACCGAACTGTTCTTTAACAATTTCGATTGATTTGTCCCAGTTGATCTTAGATTGCTTCTTAACAACCTCAGTTTTTTGAGGACTGATCAAGTCTTGTTGTAATTGACGAGCAAGCCATTCAAAGCATGGGTAAGCACCAATAAAATACTTGGAAGGCTCAAGCAGAATATCTAAAGGGATATAACGGTCTTTTGACTTAAATTCGACTTCAGCACGAACCCATTTACTGTCCTTATCCCCTTCTTTTTTGCCACGTTCATAGATCCGGCAATATTTACCACTGGTACGATCTCCAACAGTAAAAGTACGACCTTTACCGGAAGGACGCTTCCAGGCACCAAGATGCTGAATAAGCGGAGCACGACCACCACACCAAAATCCGTCAAGGTTGTCCCATAAATCGGCAACGTCTACAGTGATAAAACGACCTTCAAAGTCATCATGGCAAAGATCGACACGGGTAATTTTTGGAGCTACACAGCCGAAAACCTTATTTGAACCATCTTCCTGATGAACCATTTTGTAAGAGTTAAGCCAATTGAACAGACGTAATTGCCAACCTTTACGGGCTAAAGCACAGCCTGAGCCATTGATTTGAACACTAATGCGTTTTGATGAATGACCATAAAGAACGATGCCGAGCATATCTTCCATTTCGTAGGAAAATTTATAGTTATGCATGCCCTTTTCACGTTTAGTTGCTAAACCAAAGCCGAAAATTTCATAAAGGTGATGATCTAAAAAAGTCTCAATCCCATAAGTCAATTCGCTTTCAGCTTCTTCAGGAGCTAAAGAGTAATAAGCATCGCCCAGGGTTGATTGACAGAATGAAAATGTAATCCAGTCATGACCGGCAATGCCGTATTCGTCACAAGGTACTGAATGCAAGACTGGAAGTTGACCCTTATCGGTCATAACCATTTTTTGGTTGTCTAGCTTCCGGGGGAAGGTTAATTGATCACATTGCAGACGTGAATCGACTGCCGTAACCCCCATATTATAAATGGGGGTAGGAACAACAATGTTAGTTGCGAATCTAGGCTTGTTTTTAAGGCTTTCTCCTGTGTTTTGACAGGTTAAGCTATTTGGATTTAGTTGATTTGTGGATAACTTTTTATTATTAGAAGACATATCAAATTACCCCATGCAACGTGTCATATGAAATGGCAATACTGATTTGTGCATCTTGCAAAAACAGTGTGGGCATTCAACGATATCTATTTGATGAACAGAACGAATAATCATTAGCAGTCCCCCATTTCATCTTTTAATTCTTGATTTGCTTTTTTGTATAAGTCTGCATGTGCGTCAATCAATGAATAGTCATAAGCCATTTCAGCAGCTACTAATGCCAAATGTTCTAAACACTGCTCTGTAGAGAAAGCAGGAATACATTCATCAAGGCAGAACTGACCATTTTGAGAAACCAACTCTGCTACCCGGTTAAAAGCTGCCTGGGTAAAATCTTGTGATGAATCAAAGACCCTTTTTTGTTGTGTATTCATAGCATGTATACATGTTTCTATTTGACAAAAAGATAACAGATTTACATGTATCATGTAAAGCATGTATACAAGTTTATATAGAATTGTGAGGATTAATTATGTATCGGAAGCTTGCACCAATGGCACAAATGCTTAGATTGAATGATAGAGAAAAAGAACTGTTAAGAAACAAAGCAGTAGAATTAAATAAAATATTAATAAATAAGAAATTAGAACCAGTAAAAGATACTGAACTAGCACATATAGTTTTAGAGCAAGCTATTGATTTAGTTGAAATTACAGAATCAGGTAAATTAATAATACCTAGATGA